TTATATTAATCTACTTGAAAAGATACTATGAGATTTTGGAAGAGTTTGGTGTAATTGATGACATTAAAGTATTAGGTATTATGGTGTTCGATTGGCTTAAAGTTGGTTGGAAAATGGTTTCTGCTTTCCTAAATGGAGACTATGAAAAAGCATTAGATTATGCCGGAAAATTTGTAGATAAAGGAATTGCTGTTCTTATTAAAACCGGAAAGATTTTATTAGAAGCAGGATTCTTAGCGATGGTTGCAGGATTTGATTTATTGATGGATGCCGCATATAAGTTCTATAAAGACCCCGAATTTAGAAGAAGAGTAACTGATATTCTTATGAAGGTTGCTCTTGTTGTAGTTGCTTTGATAGTAATACAATTTTTAATTGGTTTAGCACTATCTCTCGCTGCTGCCGCAGCATTACCTATACTAATTGGTGTTGCAGTATTAGCGGCCTTATTTACAGTAGGTTATTGGTTAAATGATAATTTTGATGAAAAATTCCAAAATGTAGAAGACTACATAAATAATTTCTTTTACGGACTACAACATTATGCTGAAACAATATATAATGATTCCATTAACTTTTTGATAAAAACTAAAGATGATATAATATTTGGTTTTAGAGAAATGCTTGATGCAGTCCGGCAATCATTAAGTATAGAAATGAATAAAGAAAAACTCTTGGCCGGAATAGAAGCCGCAGGTGGAAAGTTAATTACTTTGGCTACTTCGATAAGAGACTTCTTAAGCCCTTCAAAGAAAACAAGAGATAGGTATAACAAATTTAGAGATTCTTTAGAAAATGAAGGAGTATTCGGAACACTAGGAATTAAAGGAAGATTTGCCAAAGGAGGAACTTCTCATGGTGGATTGTCTCTCGTTGGAGAACAAGGGCCGGAATTACTACAATTAAATGCAGGTTCTAAAATCTATTCTAATTCACAATCTAAGAGAATGATGGGTGGAAGCACCAACATTTTTAATATTACTATTAACGCTAAAGACACTTCCGATGCCGAAATGAGAAGAGTAGCACAACAATTAGGAAAGATGATTGGTAATAAACTTAATCGGCAAATGCCATTTGGTAATTTAATTTGAGGTGATAGAGTGACATATGTATATCTTAAAACACAAAACTTTTCCGGTACTGACTTATCTTTAGATACTATACCGCTAAAGGTGAATACCGTAGGAATAAGTGTGTCAAAAGACATACCTTCATTACCTGTACCTTTTACTACTTTTATTACAGGTGAATCAGAAAGAGTAGCGTTGGATTTAGCATTGGGTACTAAAAGTATTAATTTAGGAGGAACAATAACCGACACAGTTATTAAAAAAACTATTGCCGGTGTAGCAACTTCTAGAACATTTACAGCCCATGAAGTCGCACAAATGATTGCTTCTTCGGTAGATTCTACTAGTCTTGCAAGAAATCAAGCAGTTGCAGAATTAGTTATTCTAATGCCTTCATTTGTAGGTAATGACTATGAAACTAGAAGTGGAGTAGATGTAAATAATAGAGATACGGGAGTTTTAGTTCCATTAACTTTTCATTCGAGAGGTGGTGCTAATTTACTTGAAAATGAATTAGTGCCACTACCATTAAATCAATTCCCTGATAGTTCCACTGATGAAGGCTTGGTCGGATTTATTAGAAGTTTTACTTGTAATTTTGAAGCGGAGTCTTTCGATTTAACCTTTACTATGGATTTTGATATTGCTAGAGTATTCCCTTGAGTTGATAATATGTATAAAATATTGACCGGAAAACAAAGAGGGCTAGTATTCCCTGTTATGTGCAACGGTCATCTTAAAATTGATTATAGTGACAATGTTCCAAACTCTACATATGATATAGGTTATGGTATATTTTCACATGAGAATTCTTTCACATTAGAAACTATAATAACACCCTTTGACATTAATGGAGATGGTAGGACAACTAGAAGTGAACTGTTTGATGGTAAAGATAGACCTAGCGAAATAATTAAAGAATGCACTTACGGAACAAGCAATCGAAATATATTGGATATGACTTCTACTTCGGGACTTTCTGTTGGTATGAGAGTAGTACATTCTGGAGATTTTTCTGATGAAACTTTAATTACTGAAATAACAAGCAGTACAAGAATAACTATTTCTAGAGTAAACTTAGTTAGTTCAACTCAAACAAACCAAAGAGTATTTTTTGTTAAGCCCTATTCTAAAAAAGTAATGCCATCTCCGCCAACAGTAGATGTAGCGGGAACTTCTGTTACGCAATCAAATTATCAATCGTCTAAGTATTTAACAAACGCTGATAGAATTAGTCACGAAATGATGATTTTTAACAGTAGTGGTATAAGCCTATCTTTGTTAAATAGCACATTCACAAATGTAAATCAACCTGCTGAATATAAAATTAAAGCAGCAATAACAATAGGTGGCACTACTACCACATTGACATCTGGACATATAATTAAATCAAATAGCGGAAACCAATTTTTTTATACAAGCGTTGATAACAAGACTGGATTTGACACAAACGGAATGGTGCAATATAAGAAAATTACTACCTTTAGTAATTTTAGTGGCAGTACAATATCTACTGTGGCAACTAATGGTACTAAAAAAATAGCAATTGGTGAATTAGTATATATCAAAAGTGGGGATGCTTTTGTTCTTTTGGGTCGAGTGACCGCTACCGGCTCAAGCACTTTAACGGTAACTGGTGGGTCGTATGGTTCAACAATTAGCAGTACGACAACTGACCTATACCTCCCCGTTGAGCGTGATGCGTCTTACATAAACCAACAATTTCACATAGGTTGTTCTTTCAACTCTTCAAATAAAACACTAAATGTGTATTTGAATGGAAACAAACTAATACTATATGATAGTAGTGAAAGTGCTTCTAATTCTATTTCTGGAACAGGTTCTTTTTCTTTTGGTGATAGCGATATTTATATTGGAGCAACTGGTGGTGCTGTTGGGGAAGGCAGTACAACTACAAATAAACAATTTATGGGAGTGCTTCACGAATTAAGTATTACTAATATAACTAGAAAAACTTTTAATATTAGAAATTTATTACCTAGTTATGATGATACTTTACTATTTTTAAGATTTGAGGAGATAGACATATGACAAAAATACTGGCTATTTCTCGAAGTCCTTCAACTTTGACTCTTTCTAGTACAACTGCTGGTAGCACTACATTAACATTAAGTTCCGATAATGTTAGTAAACTTTGGGTAGGTATGATAGTGTCAGGTGATGGAATCCCCGCATTAACTAGAATTACAGCAATAGCAACTTCAACAACAGTTACGCTTAGTGCTAGTGCTAGTGATTCAAGCACCACAACTAGGACTTTTGAGAAAGTAGCCTATAATTGCCCAACTAATCCTAAATTTAAAGTAATTGAAGCCGCTACTTTAAATGATAACTTTACTGCTATTTATCCTAATTCTTTCAATACTGAACTCCAACCTACTTTTACTGCATTAAATGTTACTACATTAAGTGGGGCTAGTTTTCAAACTACTGTGGATGGTGGACATACTGTTACTGTAAGTTCTAGTTCGGGAATGTTCATAGGTCAGTCTATTCAGACTACTGCTAACAATTTTCCAGATAATACTATTATTAATAGAATAATTTCTTCTACTATAATAAATACTAATAATGGTGCATTGTCAACAAATACTAATGCTACTCTTATATTGGGGCAACAACTATCAAACTTAGAAACCACAAGTGGATTTAGAATAAAATGCCATAGTGATGATTCTAGTACTGGATTTAATTTTAGTACAACTCAAAGAGATGAAGTAAATAATAATACTGATAATTATTATTTTGTACTTATTCACTCGGACAATTATTTAAAACATCATTTTGCTAGAATTACAGAAGTACATAGTGATGATTCATTGGGAGATTCTTTTGACTTTGAGCCAAAATTAGGTAATGAAATACCAATTGGAGTTAAATTTAAACTTTATTCTTTCCCAAAAAATACATACATTTACCCACATGCTATTTCGGCAGGAATAAAATCATCGTTAAATGATTCTCTAATCTGTGCTAGACCTTTGTTTTATTTCTTTAATGAACATTTAACTGAAAAAAATCAACTAAATCACAATGAAAAATATGCAATTAAATTTAATACTGGCACTACTTCTGCAACTATTTCTTCAGATAGTTACTTTACAACAATTCCCGAATTTGGTACAAGTGTAATAGACAATAGTAGGTTTTCTATGGTGGTTCAATTAATTGATAGATTAAAAGACCAAGATAGCCCATTAACCCACACAAGTAATGAAGGTGTTACTCCAGATACATTTAATCCATTTGTTAGAGATTCTGCTTTTATTAACGCTAGGAGAGATTCCGAAGGAGAAGATGTAGAATCCGATAGTGCAAACTTTTCTACACCTGACTATACTGGCCCTAAAAGATATTTATATTATGATTATTCGCCCACTATTTCAAACTCCACAGAAAATACTATTGATTGTTTTATTGAAGAATCCATAGGAGCAAGGGGAGGATATGCAGAACTTACTATAATTGATTCTTCAAGAATGTTAAGTACAAAAATAGGAGACTTTTCTCCAATAAAAATCAGACACCAAGTACACAGGGCAGACTTTTTCGGTTGGATGCCTTTACCTCTTAAAATTACAGATATTACTTCTCACCCAGAATATACTCTTAGAACTGAATTTGATGTTTCTTCTTTCTTAAATGTGGGGGATGAAGTAAAGGTAGGTGATAGAATACTTATAGTTAAAACAATAGATTCTTATTCTGCATTTTCTCAAGATATAACATTTGAAGACTTTACAAGATTAGAAAAAGAATCTGCATTTACAACAACTTCATACAGTTTATCTGTAAATGATATTATTTACCGCAGGGCATATAATCAAACTGATAAGACACTACTTACTGATTATCCAATCATAGACGGTAGAGAGTCAGTGCTATATGTATCATTGGGTAATGCTAATTTAGAATCTCTTGAAGCAAAGGTTATTTCTTCGGATGCTAATAAAAAACTTTTGACGCTTGATTTTAATAATTCTTCGTATAGTTTTAATAATGCTCTCCGTTCAGCAATAGGTGCTTATTCTATTGAAATAGAAAAATTAAATGGAGAAATAGAAAGTACAGAAAACGATATAGAATCTAATACTAATGTTATGAAAATTGTTGCCAACAGCAAATCAAGAATTCTTGTTTCTAATATTGTTGATAAAAATACTTTATTTACTAAAGATGTTATTTATTCTAGCAATAGCCCATATAATAATTTGGCTACTCTTTTAGACACTTCCGATAACGAAATAAAAGCGGTAATAACATTTGATGCTTCTAGTAAAACAATTAATCTAAAAACAGCAGCGGATATAACAAATGCTGCTACTGCAACTATACCGGCAGGTACTATATTATTTGGTAAATATGATAATGGTATGCTTTCTTATATTGGTAAAACCACAGTTGCTACTTCTTCTGCAAACACAGTAGTAATAGGAGAATTTCCAAGAACAGAAGGAACTGTAACTTTATACAAGTCATCCAGTAAAAACTATATAATGAATAAAGCGTTAGCCTCAAATTCATTAGTCGAGTCTACATCAAGTTTAGACGGAGTTTCAAATAAAGGATTATATTTTAATAGTGGTAAAGATATAAGAGTTGCTGGATTAGGAACAGGAGCAGCGCAAGATGGTAGCGAATCATCTTCTTTGGTTTCTACTTCTTTATCAACTAATTTAGAAGCGAGAGGGTACTACCTAAGTTCTGCAACTAAAATGAAAAGCGATTCAGCATTTCAGGCTAGATTAGATAACATTACTCACACCACCCATGCAGACTTCGATACAATCAATACTCTTATTGATTTTACTGTAATTAGCATAAAAAGAAATAAATTTGATACTAGCGTTATAATAGCACCTTATGTTCCTTTGACTTTAGGTAGAGTAGATATAAATTACGCTAATCAACTAGATACTAACATATCTACTGCTATTTTAATGACTTGTAATGCTATTGGCTCAACACCTCAAAATTCATTAACATCTAGTTTAAGTGGCTATCATGTTGCTTTAGGTGGAATAGATACTCAAAGAAGGCACTATGGAAGTCCAATTTATGTAGATGGAACATTTGCTGGATTTTTTGTTGGTGCTTCTAATAGCGGCACTTATACTACATTATATTTAGATAGAAAAATAAAAAATGTAGCGGCAGATTCAGAAGTAACAATATTAAATGTTGATGAAACTACTAGGGAATCATCTAAAAAAACTCACGAATTGAACTTTTTGAATGCAGGTCATTTACATACAGGAAAAATGGTCGCATTACTTCACCCAACAATCGGTGCTGCTAATACTCCTGATACTAACATAGTTTCAGATAATACATTAAGCGTTTTTGACTATCCATTGAGTTATGATAGTGATTTAGGTAAGTCTTCTTATGCTCACAAGTTTGGTAGTCCATACTATAGGCTAATTAGTATAGAAAAAGGTAATTTTAATTTAGTGAATTCAAGCATTACAGGATTTACTGAGTCGGAAGAATATAATTTTTATGGTGAAAAATTAAGTAAAGTGAAATACTATTCTACTGCATATAGGTTTAATCCGGGATTTTATGTTGATGGAATATTA